GCTACGATTCAGAGAAGAATAGAGATGTTGCAGGAATTATTGGACGAATCCGCTCTCGACTCAGAGGGAAGGAAAATATCTATGTCCTTGGTCGAATCAATATCCACAGGTCAGACAGAATATAACCAATGCGTTAATAGACAGCAGAAATTATTGTCTGATCTTAAGGTGAAGAGGTCTGATAGGTTAGAAAATCAAATTAAAGAGACGGCCAGTATTTTAAACCTGGTCGCACTATGGAAAGATGAAGAAAATAGGAATAATATGGTCAGACTCGCTGAATTAAGAAAAGGAGCATTAAAGAACGAGATAGTGCGTCTATCTTCTTTGGATGAAATTAAATGCAAGATCTTAGGAATTAGCGAGGATGAAATATTAAATGGGTAACATTACTTGTAAAATCTGCAATGAGGTATTTGCCGAAGATTCTAATCTACATAGGCACTTAAAGGCTCATAAAATTAGAATCGAGGACTATTACGTTACTCACTTCCCTAGGAAAGACCTATTTGATGATGCGCCTATTAAATTTAAGAATAAGGAGCAATATTTTAGTACGGATTTTAATGGTAGACTGAATCTAAAAAAATGGATCAAGGAAAAACCTGAAGAGGAGGTTAAGTCTTACATTAAAGACCTACTAATCAGACGCAAAGAGAAGAAAGGTATTAAATATTCCCCCTGTCAGGTAGAACTTAGATCTTTAATTACTCCACCTATAAAAGTTTATAATAAATTTTTTAAAAACTATTACAATCTTTGTTCTGAATTGGGCCTGATAAATAAGTTCGATAATTTTAACAAGATTGAGGTTGACGAGTCTCAAGATTTTACTTCTTGTAAGATTTTTGTAGATTCCAGAGAACAGAGGCCTTTAGTCTTCTCTAGAGCATCTGAAATGGTCGGTCTTAAATTTGGAGATTATACTTTTAGCAACTCTGCCTCTACTGGCAACTGTTATATTGAAAGAAAATCTGTTAATGATCTGATTGGTACTTTAAGCGGGGGATACGAGAGATTTATAAGAGAAATTGAGAGAGCTAAGGCTAATGGAGCATATTTAGTTATCCTTGTAGAAGAATCATTTAACAATTGCATGGGTTTTAATTTTCTTCCTCACGTTTATCAGAAAGGGGTGAAGCCTACTCCAGAATTTGTATTTCATAATGTTAGAGAGATATTACAAAATTATCTAGATGTGCAGTTTCTCTTTGTGGATGGTAGAAAAGAAGCTTCGAGAGTAGTGGAGAAGATTTTTACTTGTGGATTAGCCTATAAAAAAATTGATTTACAATTCGCTTACGACGAAAAAAGGCTTTAATGTTTTATTGCCCCGAAAAATACAAGAGAGTCATCCCAAATCTCAATCAAGAGATTTTAAGCATGAAGGGCGATCTTGGAGATAGAGAAGCTAAGATTCTATTAGCGAAATTTCTAAGAGCAAACGTTGGAATTACTACAGAGCTTATATCTGGAGTTAAGCTTGCCCCCTATCAAGAAATCATCCTTAAAGGATTACTTAATCGTAATTTCAGTATGAATGTATGGGGTCGTGGCTGCGGAAAAACTTTCATCGCATCAGTATATTGTTTTCTGCAATGTATTTTTGAGCCGGGAACAAAGATTTTAGTAGCGGGCCCTACTTTTAGAACAGCCAGACTCATATTTAACTCTTTGGAAAAGATTATAGCCTCCAAAGGGGCTGAGCTTTTAGCTCAAGCCTTCTCGGTAAAAGCATCTAAGAGAAGCGATCAGTTCGAGTGGTCCGTTAACGGTGGATCTATCACTGCTATCCCTTTAAACGGAGAAAAGATTCGTGGTTTCAGGGCGAATGTCTTAGTCCTAGACGAGTACATGCTTTTGTCGGAAGAGATTATTCAAAATGTATTAATGCCATTCTTGGTTGCGCCGCAAAACATAAAAGAAAGAATTGAGGTTAGAGAGATAGAAGATAAGCTAATTTTTGATGGAGATATGAAAGAAGAGGATCGAATGGTCTTTCCTAATACTTCAAAAATGATTGCTCTATCTTCAGCCTCTTATACTTTTGAGAACTTATATAAGACCTATCAGGACTGGGTAAGTAAAATTTATAGTAACGAGCCTTCAAAGGCTACATATTTCATATCTCAGATAAGCTACGAGACTCTTCCTGAGCATATGATTGACCAGACTTTAATTGAAGAGGCTAAAAACGGAGGTTCGTCGAACTCTTCATTTTTAAGAGAGTACTGCGCTCAATTTACAGATGGGTCTGACTCGTTTTTTAATGCGAAAAAGATGTTCGATTTAACTATTCCTGATGGAGGCGATATAACCACGCTTATTAAAGGTAAAAAGGATAGGAAGTATGTAATTGGTATCGATCCTAACATGGACGATAGCCCATCTGCTGACTTTTTTGCTATGGCTGTATTGGAGATAGATGAAAAAGATAGAACCTGCACTCTAGTTCATGGATACTCTGGTCTTGGTGGAATAAGTAACCATGTTAACTACTTGCATTACTTATTAAAGAGTTTTAATATAGTATTTGGGGTGATGGATAACGCTGGAGCAGATACCTTCCTTGGTTCTTGTAATTCTTCTGTATTATTTAATAATAATAAGACTCAAATCAATTTCATAGATATGGACTCTATGGCATCTGAGTATGAAAAAGAATTAACTATTTCTAAGAAGGCGTATAATCAAGAAATTAACAGGATATTCTTTACCCAGCCATTTACATCTGAATTTGTAAGACGTGGCAATGAACACTTACAAGCCTCTATCGATTTTCAAAAAATCTGGTTCGCCTCTAAAATGTCAGCGAATGGAGCGGCGTATAATTCGGCTATTTCCAGCTCGGTAGACTTGAAGCTCGTAGGTGAGACTGAAATTATAGATTTCATCGATACGCAAGACATGCTTGTTTATCAAACGAAAAAACAATGCGCCTTAATTCAGCCTTCTACAACGACTAAAGGTAATATTTCTTTCGATTTACCATCTCATATAAAAAGGAACAACTCCCCTAACAGAACTAGAAAAGACAACTATACCGCCCTAATGTTAGCTAATTGGGCGAGTAAAGTATATTTTGATTTACAGAGTGTAAATACTGATAATGTCCAAGAGACATTCACCCCAGTCATGTTTTGAGTGTAATATTTAATACTTATGGCCGCTAAAAATAAAATAGATGCTCCAGAGCCCTTAATGACGGCTTTTGAATCAAAATCAAACGTCACGACGGTAACTAGAACAAGGGAGAATCGCTCTGGATTTATTGAGCGCACGAATAGGTACTCGAACATTGAAGATGGACTTGTTCCTTTTAATTACTCCAGGAACGTATCAAATACTTCTAGTGTGGACGTTAGAGATGCCGTTATCCTTTGTCAGAAGGCTTATTATAATTTTTCTGTATTCAGGAATACGATTGACATAATGACCGAGTTTTCCGTAGGGGATATTTATTTTAAAGGAGGGAGTGCTAAGTCTAGAGAATTTTTCAACAGCTTGTTTAATAAGATTAACATGCGCTCATTTCAGGAGAAGTTCTTTAGAGAATATTTCAGAAGTGGTAACGTTTTCGTTTATAGATTTGATTCTAAAATTAAGCCTGAAGATGCCTTAAAGATCTCTCAAACTTATGGGGCAAGCGGATTGAAGCAAGGTAATGTGATGCTCCCGTCTAGATACATCATTCTGAATCCGGCAGATATCCAAGTTGGAGGTAATTTATCTTTTTTTGCTGGTGCATATTTTAAAGTCTTGACCGATTATGAGGTCGAAAGACTAAGAAACCCCAAAGATGAAGAAGACGTTAATGTTTTTAATGCTTTGGATGAAGAAACGAAGAAGCTAATAAAAGAAAAAAGAAACTACTCCATTATCTTAAAGCTAGATCCACAAAAAACTTCAGCGGCGTTTTATAAGAAGCAAGATTACGAACCTTTTAGCGTTCCTTTAGGTTTCCCTGTCCTTGAAGATTTAAATTATAAGAAAGAACTTAGAAAGATGGACATGGCAATTAGTCGAACCATGCAGCAGGCCATTCTTCTTATCACGATGGGAACTGAGCCTGATAAGGGTGGCGTAAATCCTAAAAATTTAATCGCCATGCAGAAGCTCTTTGAGAATCAGTCTGTTGGTAGGGTTTTAGTGGCAGATTATACGACTAAAGCGGAATTCGTTATTCCTGGAATTTCAGAACTCTTAGATCCAAAGAAATACGAAGTGATAGATAGGGATATTCGGGAAGGCCTTGGAAACGTTCTTCTAGGAGATGAAAAATTCGCTAATGCTAAAATAAAAATCCAAGTATTTGCTCAGAAGTTGAAAGAAGCTAGGAGCGTATTTTTAAGGGACTTCGTATCTCAAGAAATTAAAAGAGTTTCTAAATCTCTTGGATTTAAGAACTATCCATCGCCAGCTATGTACGATATAGACTTGGAAGATGATCCGAATGCTGGAAGGATTTACACCCGTTTGGGAGAGCTTGGCATCTTGACTCCTAGTCAGGTTATAGAAGCTATCGAAACGAACAAACTTCCCTCCGAAGAAGAATCATTACAAGCACAAAAAGACTTACTACCTCACAAAAAGTCTGGACTTTACCAGCCGATGATAGGAAATAAGGTTAATGATGAACCTGGAAGACCAAAAAATACTAAAGAGATTAAGCAGGTAAACACAACTAGAGCATCAGAGCAGACTTTTGATTTTACATCATTAGCAAAAAACTTTAAGCTATTTACTGAGTTTGAAAATTCAGTCGTGGAGATATTAAAGAAAAAGCATAAGAAGAAAACTTTATCCGATGACCAGAAGAGTTTTGCGCATGATCTAGCAAGAAACATAGCTATAAACGAGGAAAAGGAAAACTGGACAGCTAAAGTAGTAGAGCTCTTTTTACAAAAGCCTCAGATAAAATCCACCTCAAAGTCTTTGGCTGTGGACGAAATCTCCGCTAAGCATAATTGCGAACCTTTCGCGGCTTCGCTTTTGTATGAAAGCCAATCTACAAAATGTCCAGAAACAGAATAATTTATCAGAATGAAGCTCTGTACGCTGGCCCTTCTCTGAAGACCGGGATAGCTACTGGCGTTTTACTAGGGCACCATATCTTAAAGAAGATAGATAATGTCATCGCTGCGACTTATGGTATTAATATCGAGAGACAAGATATTATGCAGCTGGGTAGTGAGGGAATCTTGGCTAGGCCTAGCTTTAAGTCTCCGGTTTTAGACTTACAATTTAGTTATCTTTTTAACGGTTTTTCTAACGAGACAAAGTTAGGATTAAATACTAATTTCTCTACTGGAAACGATAATGTTCCAAGATATAATGATACTTTCTCTGCGGCTTTATTGTCTGGATTTTTAAGAAAAGATCGGGCTCGGGATAAAAGAGATTTTTTCATGGCTTTAGCTGACGAAGGGGAGGACGTTTTTAATGGGACTATGGATTCTCCATATGGTAATAATTTAACGACTCTCACTGGGATTATAGATAATAATTCGCCTACGTTTGATATTTTAAATTTTCAAGACTGTTACCTTACCAAGTATAACATGTCTATTGAGACGAATAAAATAGTAACTTGCAATTTGAGTTATTTGGCATCAAACATGATGGTATTCGTGAGTGGCAGCGGCTTGAACGTGTTTACTTTAAATAAGAAAAATAAGACCGCAGTAAAAACTGGTATAAATATTGTTATACCAAAGTTCTCAAGAAGCACCGAAAATATCATATTGTCTAATTCTTGCACTTTATCTATTACCCCAACTGGATCGACTCCGGTTTCTACAGACATAGGATTGTCTTTAAATGATGCTAAATTTAGCTCTTTTAATTTAGATATTAATTTAGAAAGATATTCTTTAAGTTCCATATCGCATAAAATGCCATTGGATTCTCCAATAAAATTTCCAGTGATTGCGTCCTTTTCAGTAAAAGGCATCCAAGGTG